TCCTCCTAATTCCAGCTTCGCTTAAGGCAATTGCGATAGCTTGTTTTTTATTTCTAACTTTTTTATCAGATTTTCCAATGGAAAGCTTCTTTTTTTTATATTCTCTCTTAACTTTAGCAACTTTTTTCTGTTTTTTATCCATTTTTTACTCTCCTCGCTTAATTATAACACCATCTGCCTGCATGTCTTTGGCACTTGGTATAGTTTTAGACAAAATTGTCTTTTCAATAGATGTATTAGCTCTTAATTTTGCTAATTCTTCGTTTTGATTTAGTTTTTCTTGTTGATTCATCTGATTCATCATTGCTCTCATCTTATCTAAATCTAATCTAGCTTGGTTCTCATCGCCTTTTCTCATATTTTCTTGAGCTCTAAGGTCTAATTCTCTAGATCTTAATTTAGCAATTGGATCATTACCAAAATCACCATTAATTTTCTTCTCTTCGTTCATAAATTCTTCCATCATCTCTGCAATCAAAACAGCTTTTCTTGCTTCAACTTTTTCAGTTAACATTCTAAGTTGCATTTGAACCTTTGGATCTTGAACTGCTTGTGGATTTTGTGACATTGCTTGTATCTGTTGTAACTCAGTTCTAAATTCTATTTCAACTTGTTCTTGAGACATCAAAGAAATGTGTTCAAAAATATTTTTCTCAAGAGCTGCACCAATCACAGGATTATTTTTAGCCATGTTAGTTGCCATAAAATTTAAGTGAGCAGTTATGTGTGCTCTATGATCTTGTCCAGGGAAAGCTTGGAACGGCTTCCCTGCAAGAGCATCAATGTGCTCTAATGCAGGGTCCTTTGGTTGTGGTTGTTGTGGACGAATTAAAATTTGATCTATGTCTTTTACACCTAAAGCTTCATACATTTTTCTGTATGCTGAATACATGTTGTGAATAGATGGATTGGATGTTGCCAGCTGCAGTTCCGTTTGCGCTAAAGATATACGCTGTGTTTGAGAAAAAATGTTTGGATCTGCAACTGGCAAGATATCTACACGATCGTCAAAGTCTAATTGTTTTATCATTCTTTGACCACCAACTACATCATAGGGGTATTCTGCAGGTAGATATAACTTGAAAACTCTAGCTAATAATTTGAATTCATTTTTAAGTGAAGCGTAAATTCTTTTGTGGATCGCTGACATTGTTCTTGATCCTCTTTCAAGAAGCGCAACTGTCGTACCCACTGCCGCTTGCTGATTACCCTCACCTACTTGCAAGTCTGCTATTGAAGCGAATCTTTGACCTGCTTGTACTACGACGCCCAAAAGATTTAACAAAGTTTGAGAAGGCTCTTTAAAAGGTAACATCATAAATGAATCTCTGATGTTACCACCTGGTGCATCTACATCTCTAAATTCACCTGGTTGAATTGCTTGAGCGTCATCTCTTATTCTTATTCCTCTTTGTTTAAATCCTGCTGGTAGATTTGATAAAGTTCCAGCGTCTAGTAACTGTCTTAAAGCAGATGTAGCAGTTCTTGATAAACCACCAATCATGTGTATTAAACCAAAGCCGTAAAAACCAAGGCCTGGTAAAAATTTAAAGTGCACAAAATAATTAACTCTATTTTTTTGTGGGTCTCCTATTTCATAGTTTCTTTTAATCGATAGAATTTCTCTTGAGTTTTCTTCTAATGTTACAATATATGGAAGTTTAATTCCTGTTGGCCCACCATCAGCAGAAACATCTTCAAAACCTTCTAAATCTAAATTAACATGAAATTCTAAAAGATTAAAAACATCATCATCTCTTCCTGATTTTTTTCTACCTTCTAACTCATGTTCTTTTTTTTGAATATCATCTTCATTAAGTTGTCCTGGTTTTAAATCTATATCTCTATAAAAACCTGCAACTTGTTGTTTTCTTAATTCGTTTTCTGAAATTTTTACTCGATGAATAATCGCTTCCGCATCGTCTAATGAGGTAGCAGTATACGGAACGATTAAATCATCTGCCGGTACAAATTTAGATACCGCTCTATTTTGAACTTCATCAAAATAAATCTTTTTAAAAGCTGATCCAGCTAATGGTAAATGAAACAACATAGAATCAAATTCAGGTTCGTACTCTGACATTTGATCCATGAGTTGGTAGTTCATGAATTCTTTTACTCTTTGAGACTGTGATGTTTTTTCAGGTGTTGGTATTCCAATTACTTGCGTACGTACTGGTCCATCAGCTGGCAATAATTCTTTATATGCCAACGCTTGAAATTGCGTAGCTGCTTCCGCAAGAACCGGATGAGTCGCACCACTCGCACCTTGAAATGGTTCTGTTCTGTTTTCATATTTAAATCCTAACAGGTCTAAGCCTTCTTTGTAAGCTCTTTCCCAATCTTTTCTCGAATTTTTATAATCCGTATAGTTTCCAAATAATGTCGAACCTAATGGCCCTAACACATCATCAGGTAAATGATCTGCTAAATTGTCATAATGATTTGGTGCACCTTCAACAGAAGCTACAGCCGGATCATAATTAATATCAACTGAACCATCTTCGTTTTGTGTAATCTCTACTGGGTCACCTTGTTCTGCTAACTTTTTCTGTTCTTCAAGTTGCTCTTCTGCAACTTCTACATCAGAAGGTACGTTAATAGTTTGCTCCACATTAGGAAGTGATTTATCGATGTCTGCCATTAATTTTCTCCAATCTTATCGTTTTAACTCTATTATTCCTATATTGCAACCCCTGAGACTGGGGACCTGATTTAGGTGGTGGCCCTGATTTTTTGCCATCCTTGTATGGTGCCTTAGTCTTCATAAGTGAATTTTTTTAAGTCTTCATGAATATTATCATCAATACCAAAATCTACATCTTTTAATTTACCTTCAGCGTCTGGTGATGCTGTAACTTCTTCGTATTCAAGAGTGTTTGTTTCTGGGTCTTGTTTAATTTCCATTTCTACTTCACTATCTAAAAACTCACCTCTCTCGTTTCTTTTTCTAACTCTTGTAAAGTTATTTCCTTCAGTAACTGTTATGTCTCCTAATTCATACTCTACAAAACCATCAGGAGAATCTGGTTTACCTAATAGCTTAGAGTTACCCATCATTTTAACTTTACCTATTAAATCATTTAAATAAGTTGGTATGCTATCTGCTGATCTTGTTACAACATCAACAACTTCAGGTACAACTTTTGCTGCAGGTTTAAATATTTTAGGACCAATAAATGGAATAGCAGCTAAACCAGTTAAACTAACTTTTAAAAATTTTCTTCTACCTTTATCTACAGGGCCACCTTCTTTTAATTCAACAGCAAAAGGTTGACCTGTTTTTTCTATAAAAATTTGTTTTGCAGTATCAACTAATCCCATTCTGCTTCTAGATCTCTGAGCATCTTCTTGTCTAATTTTTTCTTTTGCTACTTCTTTTTCTTGTTCTAATTTAATTAAATCTTGTTTACTAACTTCAGGTCTTGGTCTCATTGTTACCAGAGCTTCATCTAAAGGATCTTCCATTGCCGCATCAAAACTTCTTTGTTGATTAACTTGTTTTTGTATCTCTTGTGCTTCAGGACTTAATCTGTAAAATTCTTTTGCTGTTCTGTAAATTGGATCTAAACCAAAAGCTCTTGCAGCAAGTTCTGGTGCTGATCTTCCTTCTGCAAAACCTACTCCCATATCGTAAATACCATAACCAACTAAACCAGCTCCTGTGCCTTTTAATAAAAAAGTTCCATATCTTCTCTTAACTAAATCATCAACCATGTTTGACATAAACTCACCAACATATCTTGAACCTGGTATTGCTTCTGCATAAAGTCTAGGAGATCCTTTTCTAATACCTTCAAGAACTTGTTTCTGACCTCTACCACCTTTTAAAAATTGTAACACTTCGTCTGCTGATCTTACGTCTGAAGGAACTTTAAATGAGTATCCATGTTTTTTATAAATATCATCAAACATATCTCCATATGTGTCTAATGCTGCTTTATTTTTTATAACTTTATTTGGCTTTTCAAAACTAATTTCTAAAGCTCTTACAGGTAGTTCTCCTGGTTTTAAATTTTTATTTGCCTCTGTTACAAAAGCTCTAGCTTTTTGATTATACTCATTTGCTATTTTTCTCTTTTCTTCAAATGTTTTTGCTTTTTGCAATCTACCTTCATAAATACTTGTTTGCTTATCTAAAGTTTTTCCTTTTTCTTGGTTAATGTCTGCTTTAACACCTTGTAAAAAAACACTGTAAGGAGAAGTTCCAAATCTTTTGGATGATCTTATATTTTTAATTTCATCAGTTTCATATTCATTACCTGGAATAATTTCTTGAATTCTTTTTCTCAATGATGGAAAGAATCCAGGTGTTTTACCTAAATCTTTAGCAACGGATCTTTCAGCAGATATTCTTTGTAAACCTGATCCAATACCTCCAAACAATCTTGAACCACCTGCCTTTCCTAAACCTTCTATTAAAGGCTGTGCTCTTCTTAAAAATAAATCATCTTTTACTTTTAAATATTTATCATCGCCAGCGTAAGCTTCTATCAATTGACCTATTCTTCTTGTTGCAAGATCAGGTTCTATATTTAAAATTCTTCCAGCTCTCTTTGATAATGTTTCTATGTTTTTATTTCCAGATCTAATAGCAGTCTTAACAGATGATTTATTTAATCTTTTTAATTGTTCTCTTACTATTTGAGATTGAGGACTTTGTTCTCCAACTCCAGTTTTAACTCCTTTTAATTTTTTAGCTACATTTGTTAAAGTTGATTTTGCACCAAAACCAAATTTGTCTTTAACCATTCTATCTGCTTCAGTAACTGAATATTTACCTGATTTTAAAAGTTTAGTTCCATATTCTAATCTTTCTTGAGCTCCTTTTTTACCTGCCTCAGTCATACCAAATGCTTTGGCTTGGTTAATATCGTATTGTTTTTTTATATTTTTTAATTCTGTTTTTGTTGGTTTGTAATAAACACCCGTTGTTATTTTTACTGGTTTATTTTTATAAGTGTATTCTTTATCACCAACTGTTTTTGTTGATGTGTATTCTTTTTCTAAAAAAGGAGCTTTTTCTATTCCATAAATTCTAGCAACTCTACTCGCATTTCTAGATTCTTTAATATCTATTCCTTCGTCTTGTAGAAGTTTTAATAATTCTTTTGTTTGAATAACAGGACGACTTCCTTTTTTGAAACCTTTACGCGTCATGTATTTCATCATCTGGTGGTGACTAAATGCCATGACTTATAACCCCATCAAATAGGCAACTCCGCCGCTTTCTTTTCCAACTCTACCACCTTCAGCCATTGCATCTGGATCAATATCATCAGGTAAATTTTTTAACTTATCACCTAAATCTTTTTCTTCGTTTTCTTTAAGAAGTTTTTTCATCTCTTCATCTGTGTAACCTTTAGGTGCATTTTTATTTATTGGAACATCAAACAGACCTTCTCTTTCCAACACATCACTCAAATCTTTGTATGTGCCACCTCTCATATCAATTTCTAATAGTTCTTCAGAAACATTATTAATATCATTTAAAACATCTTGTCCAAAATTTTCTCTAACTAAATCTAAAGGATCATCACCACCAATCTTAATTCCTTTTTTCTCTAAAATTAATCTTGCTCCTGCTCTTGTAATTCCAACTGCAGGATCTAATGGTCCGCCAGGTCTGTATGGATTTTTCATAACCATTTCTTCAAAAGCTTCAGAAGGTTTTTTACCTTTCATCATTGTTTCAAGATCTACCCCTTCTTTTTTCTGTTGTTCCATCATTGTGTCAAATATATCATCAAACATACCACTTCTAATTTTTTGAGTTTCTGCTAGCTGCTCGATACCAGTTGCAGGTTTCTTAGTTTTAATATCTATGACTTCTGCTGATGGTGGATTTAATCTATTATCTAATCTTCTTAAGTTACCTTCAAAAGTTAATAACTCTTGATCATTCATCTTGGCAAGATCAGAAACCATTTTCTCTGCATCTTCATAAATTTTCTGAACACCTTTATCTGAACCAGCTTCAATATTTAAATCTTGTGTGATAACTCTTTTTTCTTTGTTGCTTGGTAAACGAATGACATTGGGTCTTGTACCAATAGATTTTTGTAAGGCATTCTTGCCAAATAATTTAGTAATTAATTTTAATAAACTAGAAGCAGGGTTCATAATTAATAATACGTCCTTCGTGTTTGAGGTAATACTTCATCCTGTAAATCTTCTGGATGTTGTAAAAATCCTCCTTGTCTAAATCTCATAACAGCTTGTGTTGTACTATCAACCAAGTCGTCATGATCCCCATAAGGAAATGCAGCACATTCTTCGATAACCTCTTGAGCAAACTGTTGATCTCGAGGGGCCCAAATACAACCGCTCTCAAATAGCGGAGCTACTGCATTGACTCTAGTATGTTTATCATTTCCTTTGCTCGGTGTAAAGTTGATTACTGGGATTCCCATCTTTCTTAGTTCGTAGGTCAAAGGCAGTCCAGAGGCCTTGGATTCAATGATTACAGTCTCAGGGTTCCAATAATTATATTGATCTAAAGCCACTCTTCTAAGCTCTGGAAACTCGTATCTATCTTTTATGGCATCTAATAATATTAATTGTGGTCCATTAAACCTATCATCATAAAATACACCCCATGTTGTAATAGCTGAAAAGTCAGCCGTTTCTTTCTTCATGAAAGCTGTATCGTAAGATTGTATGACGTGATGAAGTGGTGGCATTTTATCTTCCCAATCATTCCACCATTCTCTTTTCAAAATAGCTCCTTCTTCTGAGCTTGGGTTTTGCATATACTGAGCATTCCATTTTGGAACTGACAAAGAAGCTTTTACACTCTCTAACTCTTCTAGCTTCCAGAACTCTGGCCAAAGAGGTTCACCTGATGGCATGATTGCAGGAAACTCTACGACTTGCCATTGATCTGCTTTTGTTTCAGATTGTGCTTTAATTAATTTACCAGTTAGATCTTTTGTATTCCATCTTGTCATTACCAAAATAATAATACCACCTGGCTGTAAACGTTGCCTTGGTCCTGACGTATACCATTCGTATGCACGTTCTAATGCATCTTTGTTCATGGCATCTTGCTCCGAGTGCGGATCGTCAATGATTAATAGATCTGCACCTCTTCCTGTAATAGCTGAACCAACACCAGCAGCATAATATTCACCACCTTGTTGTGTTTCCCATTTACCAGCTGCCTGACTATCTTCTCTTAGTCTTGTATTGAAAACTTGTTTATACTCTTCTGAGTCCATTAAGGTTTTAGCTTTTCTACCAAATCTAACTGCAAGCTCTGTGGTGTGAGTAGATTGAATAATTTTTAATTTAGGATTACGCCCGATCATCCATGCTGGCAGCAAGTAGCTAGCGAACTCAGACTTTGTATGTCTTGGTGGCATATTTATAATCAGTCTTTTTAATTTGCCAGTAGATATGTCATTAAATTTTTTAGCGACCTTTTCATGATGATCACCTTCGATAAAATCAGGCCACATGTGTTTTACGAACGACATAAAATCATTTTGTATTTTATGCTCTTTCTTCTTTTCACCATGTCTAATGTACATCTTCATAAACTCTTTACGTACATCAGGTGGCAGTTTTTTAATTGTTTCTAAATCAACTTTCATTTCAAAAAAATTTTGCGCAAAATTTTTGCGTTTTGGTTTTAGACCTAAAATGAATTTATAGGCTATCTATCTATAAATCAAGGCATAAAGGGTATACATGCTGGGACCCCTTTTGCAAAAAGGTTTTTTAATTGTGTGTTGGATGCAAATTTACAAGCGGCTCTGGTACCTCTATGCGGGTGGCCCGCTAGGGCCACCTGCTACTAGTTAATCTAACAAAGTCATATATGCATCTGGGTTCATCTTAGCAAACTTAGTTAAGTTCTTTTGCATACCGTCATACTCTCCCATTTCCTCTTGTCTTTTGATGAGATCATACAACAGATATTCCGATGCCGTCAGCATTGCGCTTTGACCTGAGTAAGGATTTGTTGTTTCTATTAATCTTTTTTTCTCTGTCATAGTCCTATACTATCCTACAATAAAGGCTGTGTCAACCTTTAATAAATGTACCAAAGGAACGCGACGCCCGCCACTAGCATAATAGTAAGATCAATCATATCCATTAGT